CGACCCGGCCGAGTCCGAGCAGGTATTCAGGACGAGTAGCAGCTTGGAGATCCCGTTCGTCTCGATGATGGTGGTAATACTGTTGATCGCCTCGCCCGTGTCGAGCGCGACCAGCGACCCCCAGACGTTCTGGTCGAGATTGCGTTGGTTCTTGTCGATGTAGTGGGTGAAGACTATCGGGACGGTGACGGTGGAGGAGCCGTATCGGCCGAGTTGGACCTTACCTCCGGTATCGTCTTGGAACATCGCGATGTTGGGCGTGTCGTTCTTGACGTAATATTGGCCGAAGTTGGTGTTGCTTGCGGCGGGCGCCGCCACTTCCTGAAGGACGATCTCTCCGCTTGCGGCTAGTGTGGACTTTCCGCCGCCGCCGACGATAGACGCAATTGCGGTGATTGACCCAGTGACGCTAACGGACTCGGCGGAAGTCCCGGAAGCGGTCACCGAAAACCAGTCCTCGACACCCCCCGCGCCGTTAGGCCCCTCGACCGCGAAGCCGAAGCCATACACCTTATAGGAGTTTGTGGCGGTAACGAAGTTGACGGCCGACGGCGTGGCGAACTTGTTGTTCTCGATGATGGTCTGGTTGCCCGCGCCGTAGGAGATCACGCCAGCCGTGGTGATCTCCACTGCGCTGTTCACCGTCAGCGTGCCCGTGATGTCCGTGTCGCCGCCCGCTGGAGAAACCGTGTAATCTCCACCAGAACTGGTACTTGTGACCGTCTGCGTCGTTCTGGCGGCGTCCTGAATCCAGACCGGGCTAACCAGTTTCAGCGGCGAGTTAGTGAAGAGTGACCCGTCAAGAGAGATATCGCCCTGCACGTTGAGGTCCCCGGCGACCCGCATCCCAGCACTCGCGGCGCAGTTAGTGTTCACGTCGTCGCACTCGGAGAAGCCCATCGCCGCGGTGCAGCACGGTTCAAAGGTGATGTTGCCGTGGGACTTGACACGGAGGTCGTCAACAATCCCAGTTGACCCGTGAGCGCCGCCCATCTCTCCGAAGTGGATGAAGAACTCTCCGCTGCTAGTGTCACCGCTGGTGGGTCTCATCCAGAAATACGCCTGCTTATTGGACGCCGTGTCCTCCATATAGAGGATGTCGCTCCCGGCGCTGTAGTACAGGTCGTCGGAGCAGGTGATTCCACCCGACCCGTCCCCGATCTGGACCACTCCAGTCTTGGTGTCCTCGCAGGACTGGGTTGGACTCACGGTGTTGTGACCCGTGCAGTCACCGTCGCAGGCGCAGGCGTTGTCCACGCACCACTCGTCTGCAACAGAGTCGTACATCAGGCAGGACTTGTTCGTACAGTCCGCATCGTCGCAGAGGTTGTAGCAGTACGAAGTCACCTTCGTTGCGCCGAGATTTTGGGCCAGCGTCGGCATCCGGGAAGTGAAAGGAATCAGGAGGAGAACCAGGACAACCAACGCCAGCCCAATGGTAAATCGCTTCATCACGTCCTCAAGACCTCCTTGAATTTCTTCGTTCCTGCGCCATCAATGTCAACCACAACCAGCAGCACCATCACTCCGCTGCCCATGTCCGACCAGACCAACTCGCCGTTGTCGAAGTCATCCCCCGGATCATCGGGGAAGTTAGCGGTCGGTATCACCTTCGGCTTGATCTGTAACCTTGAGCGGTCGGCATCTGCATTCGTGGTCGAGTCGTACCTGACCACACCCTTGGAGTCGATCCTGAACCCAAGCCAGTTGTTCTCGTCCTTCTGCAAGGTCAGTGCGTACTGCGCCCCCAACCCCTCGACAGACTCAGCGAACTCATGCTCGTTCCAGTCCTCGTCACGGCCGGAGAAGTAACTCTCGACGGCTTGGATGTTGGCTAGTGAAAGTTCACCCTCGAAAACGGCGACGTGGCGACCCTCAAGGTTTGGGCCTAGGATCTGAGTGATGTCGAACGCTGGGTCGGTATCTTGGCTTCCAACGGTGACCCCAGCGCCGATAGTCTGGTCTGTGCCGTTGAGCCTGACCAGTTTAGCCTTGCGCCCACCGCCGCCATTGATAATCACGGGCTCCAAGACAAACGTGACGATCTGCCAGTAGCCCATGCCCGAGGCAAACGTAGGCTGACCGGCGACTACCGGCATCTGATCGTTCGCTATTTGGGAGGTACCAATCTGTGTCGCGTCGGGTTCGCTGCCCCCACTCTCAAGCACCTTCAACCTGGCCCATGTCGCCGCAGGTGGATCGCTTGTGCTGTACGCCCACGGAGACAAGTAGCACACGTCGTTGCCAGCCTCGGTACCTCCAGGGGGGTACGGAATATACTGCTTTCCTAATATGTAAGTTTCCACCCCGGCAGTCTTGAGGAGTGGCTGTCGGATGGCGGCAATCACCGTTATCGTCGTAGCAGAGTTTGCTCTGTACTCTGGGACGATTTGGAACCACTTATAACTCTTTACACCGTTCTCTAGATCGACTGCGATAGGAGAGGTCGCCGTGGACGGGAAGTCCCCGTCAACATCATCTGTCGGCTCGTAAGTGTGGCAGTCGATAGCGCCGACAACCTTCCCCCTGAACCTTCTCTCCCGCCACAGTGGCCCAGTCTCGTCAGAGTCCCTAAAAGACGCGAGGCCAGTGTAAGTCTTCGTCCTGTCGATCCACTGAGCAATCGGGTCATCGAATTCAATACCTTTATTGTCTTCCGGGATCGTCCTCGCGTCGAACCACATCTCAAGTCCAGCGATGGACAACGGGTTAATCACGGCAGCGCCATGACCGAGGTTCATCGCGCCCTTGACCGACGCACCCCTGACGGTGACGTTACCTTCGGGGTCGATGGTATCCTGCGTGCCGCCAAGGGGGTCCTCGACCTCTAGCTGATTGGCCGACTGCTGAGAGTTCGGCTCGAACGTGACAGGGACGGCCGTGGGGTCGCTAGGCACGAACTTGTGCGGCTTCTTCCAATCGAACTCGTACTTGTCGATGGGATCTGCCCCGGAGCGGAACACGGCGACACGCTTGGATGCGTGGGTCCTCGCGTGGTGCGTGCCGGGGTTCTCTCCGTCCATGTTGACGTTCACGTTGCCCTGCTGAATCCTCGTCTCCAGAACAAGGATCTTGTCGATCAGCATCTTGATCGACTCACGTGCGTACACGTCCTGAATCTGGTCTAGGAGGCTGTGACTCATACGACTTTAGCTGTCCCTTCCGGTCCAGTGGGTACCACCCTGGTGGTCATGTCGAGGATGGCCCCGCGGGCAGTACCAAGGTGAGTTATCTCCTCTTCGTGCCATTCTCCGTGGCGCGATACCTCAAACTGCGTGCCTCCTTGTCTGTTGAGGCTGATCGTGGCCGTCTTCGTGGAGGTGCCTGAGCCTTCATCGCGCCCCACCGTATACGCCACTGTTCCAGTCGATCCTGCGCCGAAGTCGGTGTGTCTGAGTTTTGCGTCGATGACTGAGAAGGATTCCCACTTCTCGCTTTCATACGCTCTCCTTCCCTTGACGATGAACGGGCTAATCGTACCGCTGTAGGACTGCGAGGCGTCCTGCCCAGTCGAGGAGTCCATGTTCAGGTAGACCTTACCGTCGCTCCAGTGCCCCTCGAAAACACGCGACGTGTTGCTGACCACACCGCTCGTCATGTCTGCTATAGCGCCGTAGTGCGGCCCAGTGATCTTGGCGTCACGGCCATTCTTCAGGTGCGTGGAACCAAGATGGAAGATGTAGTAGCGGTCGTTCCCACCACCAGCAGTGGACGAGTAGGCCATTACGAGGGCGCGGAGATGTGTCATCCATCTCAGCACCCACGCCGACTTGTCGAACCCGTCGAACTGTGTCCAGTCCAGATCGCGGCTGATCGTGTCCCACCTGTGGCCGTCCGTGACTAGCACTCCATCTTCGGGAGATATCCACGCTACATGAGACGACCCTGCGTGATTCACTACATCGGTGGCATACGGGCCAACAGACCCGGGTGCCCCCGCGATCGGGACTATCTCGGACACTATGAACGACCCTGCGACGGTGCGAGGAAGCTCGTCCAGCCGCGCCGCGGCCTCTTTCATGCTGATGATGAGCGACCCGCCGATCCCGCTCATGTCCACCAGCGTGTCGTTGCGGGGCAGCGGGAAAGACGAGAAAACGTTGATCTCAGGCCAACTTTCAGGGAACCCCGGGAGCGCGTAGTACAACTCCCTGTCGTACAGCGACGAGATCCCGACCAGCGAACCCTTAAAGTAGGCGATACGGGACAGTGCAGGGGGTGGGGTGTTCGCGACGAAGTTGAGCGTCTTGCCGTTCGCGGTGATCTGCAACCAGTCCAGAGGCTTCCCGGTAGGCTGCACCAACACCCCGTACTGCGTGAAGTCGTCCATGAAGTACGTCGCGCTGACGGGGACCTCACCGATGAGTCCCAACTGTGTGTCGGTCCCGTTGTCCGGGGTGCGGTAGATCAGAAAGTGCGTTGCAGTCGAATTGACGTTGACAGTCGGCAGAGTGAGGATCACAGCGTTCTTGTTGGTGAATACCCCGGTGTCGAGGATGTCGCCGGGAGGTCCCTCGAGGCCGCGCACCTCGTCGTACTCGGTCACGCAATACTTCATGTTGGTGACGCTGACTAGCGTACTGTCGCTACCAATGATGAGCCGAACGTCCCTGATGATCAGGCCCGCGGCCTTGGTCCCGTCGATGTACTCTATTTTCGCCCTGAAACCCAAGTAGACTGCGGCGTCTATGCCGGTGTCATCAAACTCAACCGAGGCCACGTTGAGCGGGTACGCACGGTCGTAAGTGGCTGTCTTGAAGGCTGTCCATGTAGGCGTCGGCTGGTCCATGTCCTCTGATATCTCAAATGTGATCTTGACCGAGAAACCAGGGGAGGACTCTCCACCGCCGTCGCCACCGATCAGCCAGTCCATCTGCCCGGCACCCTTGCCTGCACCGCCAGCACCAGCCGAACGGAGACTCCAGAAGACTTGCAGGAACCTTGCGTCCACTGTCGTATTCGCAGCGAACGAAGAGAACACGGACGTAGTTGACCCCGCAGCTTCGTGGTACACATACCCGAAGGTATCCATGTCCCCGTCGTACATCTTCGACCCGCCAGTAAAGGCGCTGTCGTCGGCAGTAGGACGGACGGATACACCCGAGGAGGGGTTAGTGAACGACATGCCCTCGACGGGGGCCTTCATGCCCATACCGCGAACCGTGCCATCGGACTCGAAGACCAGATTCTCGTTACCCGTACAGAGGTAGTGCCGGTCGTTCGCGTGAGCGCCGCTGAGAGTCGTCCCGGTGACAGTCGCTCCAGTGTCGGTGAACGACCCGCTACCGTCTGCTGGGGCCTTGTAGAGCACCCCACCCGAGAGGACGAGGATCTGGTCTGCCGCGGAGTCGAACTCGGCCAGGTAGGTCCCGTCAATCTTGACCCCGCTTCCCGTATCTCCGAACTCGGAGCGGCCGTCGAGCTTGTGCAGCCTGCGGTCGCTGGGCTTGTAGAAACCCCCGGTGCAGACTTGCATCTCTCCGTCCTGCAAGTCGGAGCGGTCCCTAGAATCGACAAGACCCTGGTCGTATTTGCGGGTGACTGTCGGCATTATGCGGCCCCGTCAACCTGAGTAACTTCAAACGCGAACCATGCACTTGTGCTAACGGCGACACAAACCATGAAGGTGTTGTCCGCAAGTGAACGGGCCTGCAAATTCGTACCACCACCGATGGTGTCGTTTGCGCCGAAAGAAGGGAACACGTCGATAGCGTTGCCGGTGTTATTGACAACGATGCACAATCGTCCAGCCTGAGCCTCTGGTAACGCAACGCTATCGTCGGCAGCACCAGTAGTCACCTCGTTGTACGTCTTGGTAAGGGCCGTTGCGCTGGCCTGTCCACCAGTGGAGAACGCCGTGATTCCTGCCTCGGTGCTGAAGTGCATGTGACCATCTGCTGACAGGGTTCCACTGGCCGAGACAGCCGCCAAGGTGGACGCCCCCGTCACCCCGAGGGTCGTCGGGATGTTCATCGCTCCGGTGTCACCGATGGTCGGTCCGCCGCTGGTGTAGGCTTGGAGTAGTCTCCCGCCCGTTCCGTTGAACCTCGCTATTTCGTTGTCCACGGAGGAGTCGGGGCCGACCACGTAGCCCTGCACCGAGAACGGGATTACATCGACGGGAGCACCCGAGGAGTCGAGGACCAGTTCCCAGATCTGGGCGTTGTTGTTCCAGTACCCGTAGACCCCCTGCGCGTTGCATGTGACCTTGGAGGCTGAGATCGAGGACACTCCAGACATATCGTCATAGATCGTGACTCCGCTGGCATCGTAGCTCGGTGGCCCCGGCCCGGTATCCGCCCCGAGGTTGGTCAACAGATCGTCCTTGGCGACTGTCACCGCCACAGATACCACGACAGTCGTCGAAGTCACGCTGTCCACCGTGCGGTATGTGTCTTCGTCGGTCCCTACAATGAGCTTGTCCAGAGCGGCGAAGCCGTGTCCAGCGCGTACTGTTATTGTCGTTCCATCGGACGCCGAAGTGACTTGCGCCCCGACCTCGTAGGCGATCACCTGATACGAAGCGCCGAACTCGGGGTTCCCGTCGCCGCTACCTGCGGGTAGGATCGTGTTCTCTCTGTAGGCTAGGGTACTCATTGCTCACTCCAGTCCGTCTGCGTCTCGTTGTCGTCGGCCTTGAGTTCCATCCACGCCAACTCCTCCTCCTGGCGCACGAACGACAGGACTTGGTGGCCGCGCATGGCAGCGAGTGTCGCCGCGGCGTGGGAAACAATGAACCTCTCGAATTCGGGCTGGATGTCAATCTTGTCGGCATCGGCAGTCAGGTGCGGGATGCGGCGGTGGTACCAGTGCTCCAATGTCGGATAAGTCGTGATGAACGACGCGGCGGGTGGCTTGTCCAGAAGCAACTGCCGCTGCTGGTACTGGGTGCTGTAGAACCACGGCGTACCAGACTGGGTGGAAATCGGGTGCTCAGTCAGGAGCGTCTTGAGTTCCTTGTACTTCAGGCGACCGTCTCGCTTCGACCCGGAGGTCAATCTGAGCAGGATGATAGGTTCCTTGTAGTCGCTGGGCAGGCCGTAGTCCGCGTCGTCTGCCACGAGGGTGATCGTCCACTTATTGACCACCTTCATCCACGTTCGCGAGTTGATCCTGTCGATTGCGTTGTTGATCGCCCGCTGGGCCAACGCATTCAGGTCTGAATCGTCCTGCGTGCCCTGCACGTAGTTCAGCGCGTCACGCTTCAACGCGGCTAGCGTGTGCGGCGCTGGAGCGAACCCGCTACTCGCCGCTACTCCTCTCGACATGACTCTCTCCTGTCAAGACCACGGTGGGCCGTGGCTCGAACTGACCCATCTCTTCCAGAACCTTGCCCTCTTCCGGCGCGTCGGGTGAATCTTCCCATTCGGCCTTGTCCTCGGGAAGCTCAACCGTCTCTACGTAGTCGGCTAACGTGATGCTGAACTCCTCTTCTAGGGACGAGCGGTCGATGCCGGGAATCTTTGCCGCGATCAGTTTCTCTAGCGTGTGCCGCCAGCCGCAGAGGATGACCTCGCCCCTGACCTGACGCTTGATCTGGACCAGTGATTCGTTGTGGAAGCAGGCCATTGGGAACGGTGGCTCCTGCGCCAGCAACTCCTCGGCGGATACGTCGTCCCACGAAACCTCTGCTATGTCCGGTATCGTGGACCAAACGGGCACCTCGACAAGATCGCCACCAGTCGGCAGGCCGCGGTCCATCGAGCAAACGTGCTTCCTTCCGTCCGGCCGATCCCTGAAGTAGACCCCCTGTCGGTACTCCATGTAGGGGTGGTCCATGTTCAGTCGTGCGCCGACATCAAAGAAGATGCCTTCGTTCAGGCGTTCCAGGCCTCGCTTGAAGCGATACTCCGGGATCGTCCTACCGACAGCATCCTTGCTCAGTCTCAGCATCAGATCGGCCACAAAACCTCCGTCGTAAAGCCCGGGGGACCAGAGGGCATCCCCCGGGGAAAGGAGAAGACTACTTCGCGGTGTAGAGGAGCAGACCCCTGGTGTTCACGTCGAGGGGGCGATGCCCAAGACGCGCCTTCCAGCCGATCGTTCCGAAGAGCATGAGCGGGTCGCTCTTGTCCTGGACGTTCGGCGGGATGATGATGACGCGGCTGTTCCGCATGTCGAGGTTGCACCGTCCGATGGCGTCCTTGGACAATCCGATGTTCTTGTACGCCGTGACGGTGTTGGTCAGGGTGACCTGAGCGATGTTGTTCGACTTCATGATCGACATGCCTGCGTAGGTGCCGATCTCGTACCGCTCCAGCTTGCGCTGACCAGGGACGGTGTTCTTCTGGATGTCGGCCCAGGCGATCTTGACTCCCGTGGTTGCCCCTCCGGGCTCGACGTGCGTCTGGAGATCCTGCGCCGGCTCACCGTGGATGATGAGAACGAAATCACCGCCAACCTTGTCGAACCCCTCGCAGTCCTGCTGGTCGAGGCGTCCGCTGGCAACGGCGATGTCTTGCGCCGTCATCGTGTCGGAGGTGGTGAGCGTTCCGGTGTTGTTGGTCTTCTGGCCGGAAACGATGAACGTGGTCGAGTCGTCCGCGTCGTTCCGGTGCAGGGTGTCGATGGTCTTCGCGGCACCGTAGGCGAAGATGTCGGAGAGCTTGTTTTTGGCCTGCGGGAGCCACGAGGCGTCCGCGAGATCCGACATCTTGCTGTGAGTGCCGTAGGTCGAGACGGTGGCCTCGTAGGTGCTCCACGTCAGCGTGGCGACCTCGTTGGCTGAACCGAACTCAGCGATAGCGGTCGTGTTGGTCCCGATGTCAACCGGGAGAATCCAGCGGGCTACCGTGTGGCCTGCGCGGACAGGAATATCCGCCATCGTCGCGCATGGCGCGAACCGCAGCTTGTTTCTCAGAATTCCGAGGAAGCGACGAACGATGTAGACCGTGAGCAGCTTGCGGTCAGAGTGTCCACTAGGATACCCGTACCCCATGATGTCACCTCTTTACAGCATTTCTTCGCCAGCCCCCCGGTCCACATCAAACTCGTCGTCGATGCTCTTTTCGAGATCTTCAAGCGGTGCCGTGTACGGGTCGATACCTTTCTTTCTCGCCGTAGACGCGCCGCCCCTGGACCGGGTTACACTGGCGTCCATTTTCTTTGAGCGAGTCGCAGTCTTCGCCGCAGCGGAGCGTTGACGCGCTTCTGCCTCTTGAGACTTGAGCAGTTCGATCCGAGTATCCGCAAAAGCTGTCCGTATCAACGAACGGGCAATCTTGGCGGATACGTTCGGGTTCTTGCCGTACAAGATCTCTTGAACGTCCTGGGTCTCCCTAGCCATATGCTCCTGCATCCTCGCGGTGAAGGCTTGAACGGATTCTTGCCCTCCAGACTGGTTCAGGTCATTGAAGAAGTCGATAGTCTCCGCTCGGAACGACTCGGCTTCTGCTGTAATGGCCCTACCAACCCTTTCGCTGCGGATGTCTTGAAGCTCCTGCTGGAGTTCGGACATTCCATCGGGCGGACGGGTAACCGTGGTCGGTCCAGTTGGATCGGCCAGATAATCGGAGTCTTCTCGCGGCTGCTGCCCTTGCATCTGTCGCTGAAGCTCCTCAACCTGTTGCATGAGCGCGCCACTGGTCCCCGCACTCGTATCCCGCTGGGCCTTGAAGCGGTCGGCCTGTGCCTTCGCCCTTTCATTCTCTAAGCCGGAGATCTCGAGCCGCCGTTCGAGCGATTCGAGATGTTCCGTGACGGACATCGGCTCTGCGGGTTCCTCGGCGGGAACCTCTTCGGCGGGCTCCGCAGCAGCCTCTTCTTTGGGTTCTTCTTCTGCGGTCTCTTCGGGTTCTGTGGCTTCTATGACCTCTTCTTCTTGCTCCGGGACCTCTTCCTGGTCGGGGGCGTCTTCCACCGTGTCGCGGAGACCTGGCGACTCGAACTCGTCAAGGCTCTGATCCCGCGCCTGCTTCTGCGGCTTGATCTCGGAGTCGATCAACTTTTCGAGGTCGGCCATGTCCATCTCGGCGGCAGGGTGGGTCAACGGGTCGAGGTCTGCGGTGAGGTCGTCACCGGGGATCTCTCGGCCCATCTGGCCCGCCTGCGCCATTTCTTCGGCCTTAGACATCTACGCTCTCCATTGACTCTCGCACGAGTTTATCCATTTCCTCGATGATTTCAAGGTAGATTGTCTGTGCGATAAGATTACTGCTAGCTATTTCCTGGGTCATCCCTTGTGTCCATCGAACCTCAGAGGCCCTGTTTCCAAGCCTACTCCGAAGCGTCTTGAACGCATCCGTGGAAACGAACTTCTGGATGTCGCGGGTGATCTCGGCCTGATCCTCCCCGTCCACCTTGGCGGGGCGGAAAAAGTCCTTGTACTTCTCAAGCACTCTACCCAACTCGTCTCCCAGCGGCCTGCGCCGGCTCTAGACCGGAAGGCGAAAGACGCTGACCGGCGTCGTTGCCGTTGGATGCCGGATTGCCCCCACCAGACTGCTGGGCCAGTTCGCCGTATATCTGCATCGACTGGGGGTCGGCTACAAACTGCTCCAACTCGTGAAGGTCGAGGTCTCTGAGGTAGCGCACCATGAACTCGGCCCACGGGAACATCTGAGCCACCGGAAGCTGACCGATGACCTGTGCGGCGCGTTCGTAGGCTTCGACGCGGGTCTGCCGGTTGTGCTGCGACCGCGAACCGACAAACTTGATGTCCTGGTCGGCCATGATGTCGAAGATCGACGCAGGATTGGGTCGCGACCCGATTCGATCCTGAAGCGCCCCTGAGTCGTCGAGGAACTGCTGGTTCAGCAGGACTAGTGCCTGACCGATCTGGGGGAGGGCGTCCTTCTCGATGAACTGGGCGATGGTCTCGGGTCGGATGCCAGCGCGTTGGTTCTCGATGGATGCCGCAGAGGCCGAACGAGGTACGCCACCCGAGAAGCCGAGTCCCTGAACGACGTTATTCGCACCGGACATCTCCCTGACGCCCTGCTTCTGCTGGAACATCACATTCATCGCATCGCCAAGGGGCGGCGCGTAGGTCAACTGCTCCACGCCGTCCATCTTGTCCGTCTCGATCGGCACGTTCGGGTGAAACTCTCGCAATTTGGCCGACCTGACGTTCGCGTTGCGGTCAACCAGCCATGGCGGGTGAGTCATCTTGACCACAGCGTCAGCGATGCAGTTCAGGACGGTGTCCGCGAAGTCCTGCGAGAACCTTGCGGTTTCCAGCGGGGAAATTCCGTAGAACCTGTTAGTCATCGGGTTGACGGTGAAGTCGTAGAACGGAAGGCGCTGACGCTTGAACGGCCAGACCTTCTTCTGTGCGACCGTTTCACCGCCGAGACAGGTCAAGACCTGCCAATTCGTCCCACCCTCGCTATCGACCTTCCACGGGACCTCACCGAAGAACTCGTAGCCTGTAAGCTGGATGTAATCGGGATGGGGTGTCCGCTTGACGGGCCTGTCCAGCCCCTCGAACTCCTGCAAGTCCTCGAGTTGAGGCGTGTCTTCGGTCATACCGGCATTGACGGCACGCTTGACTGCGGCCAAGTCCCACCGAGGATTGCTCTTGCCCTCATCCAGCGCCTCTCGGCCCAGCATCGTGAACCGCTTCACGCAGCCACGCATACGATTCAGGCGGGTTTCTCCGGGCATCGGGAAGAAGTCCAGCAAATCGACGTTTTCCATCCTTGGGTCGTCGTACTGGACCTTGGATGGGTTCAGGAACTCGGTAGGAACTTCAATGTTGCCGACGAGATCGAACGAACGCTCCAGTTCAGGGGCCTCGATGTAGTCCCACTCTGCGGTCATGATGCCCGTACCGAAGATGAACGCATCCTTGAGCCACTGGTAGAACGTGCGATAGTGCCCTTGGATCTCTAGGTCGTACTCCAGCAGACGAGTCGTGGTACTCGCCATGAAAGTGTCTTCCAGCCCGCGGCGGCGGGCCTGAATGAACCCGGGCTCACCGAATAGCGACAGCAACACGGACCCTAGCAGCGTTTCGACCACCTGATGCGACTCGGAGTCCTTGAGCATCGACCAGCTAGACACCCCGGATGCCTTCCCGTAGTCCTGCGGGTAGTACGTCGTGAGAGGGTAGTCCTTGTCGCGGGCCATCCCCTCGCTGTACGGCTTCATGAGGTAGTTCTCGGCCGTCTCCAGCCAGATGTGCTTGTACTCATCCCGAAGCTCGTCCGACTCCTTGACGAACGACATGATGAACTCAGCGATCTCCTCGTCCCGGATCGCCCGCTGCCTGTCGGTTAGGTTTGGCATCTCATCGTCGCTCCACAGCCATTGCCGATTGGGTCACATTCCAGTCGGCGGGGTCGAGGTCGGCATCAAGTGACTCCTGGGGCCAATGCAATGGTATCCTCTTTTCGTGGAAGGTCTGAACCGAGAAGTCCACATACAGTTTGTACCCTGCACGCCTGACTTGCTCACCGAAGTAGATATCCTCGGTTTTACGCAGCGAACCCGTCTTCGTCGCCTCGATGCGAATGTCTTGAGGCAAGAGGAACGGGGGTTCGCTCATCGAGATGGTCTCGATCACATCTCTCCTGATTGCCATGTACCCTGCCCCGCAGCTTTCGATCTCCCTGATACCACTAGCGGGCATGGTCTTCGTATCCAGGGTCGTTGGGAACCGGGCTACTCCAGTCTGGTCCTTCACGGCGACACAGGCAAACGTACCGACGCCAGGGTTAAAGGCGCAGGCCACGCCGGAGACTACAGGCTCGCCATGGCCGCACAGTCGTAGCGGAGATTCCTGGTCTCCCGGGATAACGTCACTGTCCAGCATGACGAGGTACTTCCTGTTGGACTGCCGCAGGAACTCGTGGCACAGGTATGCCCTGAACACGTCGATGAACCCACCGAAGTCATCGCGGACAGGCATGAGTTCTATGCCAGACGAGACCCATGGCACGGCATACTCCAGCATCTTCGCGTTGAGTCCATCGTGAGGCCGGTGCGGTATCTGGACCGTGATCTGAGAGCATAGCTTCCTGGTCTCGATGATCCTTTCCTTTACTTCGGGTGTCGGCGCATCGGCGGGCTTGACGTTCTTGATCTGCGTAGTAGACCAGAGACTCATGCGTACTCCATGTCGGTGCTAGGCCAGAATAGGGATGACAGAACCCAGACGGCCAACATCCAGTCGTCCGCAACGACAGCGACCATCGGGACGACGAAGGGAAGGGCCATTGAGATTAACCGTGCGTGGTCCACGGCGATGAGCGTCTGCGCCCACGCGATGACAGCCACGGCAGCAGCGGGGACGGCGAAGACCGTTCCGGGTAGAAGGGCGGCGGCGGCGAAGGGTGTCAGTTTCATGTGCCCGAGGTTCTTGCTGTACGAGAACCACTCCCTTCTCTTACTAGCCTGAGAGTAGGCTATAGGATTCTTTAGCCACTCCTGGTCGGGTGGAGACGGCTTGATCGTGAGTCTCGCGAGGATCAACGCTATGGCCCCTGGCACAGCCACCCACCAGTGGCTCGGATCACGCAGCAGGATGAACGCCGCGCCGAGGGCATAGCCCGTTTCCTTAGACAAGGCCGACAGGAGCAACAACAACGCCGCCAAGGGGAGGGAGGACAGCGAGGCCGCTACAGCGAATGCCATAGCCCAAGAATCGGTCAACCACGGGAACATGATCCAACTTCCGACCAACGATTCGGTCATGATGAGGACCATCACGACAGCGAACGCGGCCCATGTGGACCCACCAAGACTGAGTGTGAGCAGGTAGCTCGACGCCAGTAGTGCGATCATCCCAGCGAAGACCACGCAGCGCATGGTCCAGTGAGGCTCCATCGGTAGGAAGCGAAGCATCCTCGACACGAACGGCACAAAAACCCTGAAACAGTAGGGTTTTGGCGTCGGCCTGCCGATCGACATATTGAGGTAATACTGCCCGTCAGGCGAGATCCTGCCGTCGATCTGACGCATCCTGAGCGCCAGTACGACCGCGATGACCGCTAGTTGGGCTGCGACCTGTACCACTCGATCTCCTTCAGGATCCTCTGGTGCGTCTCTTTGGTGAACTTCTTCAAGAACTCGTCGCGGGCCTCGTCACTGTAGATGTGCTGCGGCGCAACGAATGCCCCGAACCCATTGATGACATCGGGGGTCTTCGTGGACACTGCGTCGAGCCTACTGCAACTCGCCCATGTGCAAGACAGCGAACGATCCATGACTGCGTCAGTCGCCCTGTGCGCTGTTTCATTCCAGAGCGACCAGCCGGCGGCAGCAACATCATTCCTCCTCATCAACCTGAACGCACCGATCGTCTGGCCGAACCGGACCTCGTCGTACCCCGGCCAATAGACCATCTGCCCAGTCAGCATGTCGATGAAGTTGTAGTCCACCATTCCGGTCGGGCCGTGCTTGACCGCTATGTCGATCATTCGCATCAGCGACTCGTCTCCTATGATGTCGTCGCTGCCGGCAATCATCACCAGATCTGCATCGCGCTCTCGGCACAAATTCAGTCCAGCCTGCCATTTTCCCGTTAGCGGATCGTTCTGGCATTCCACGTAGGAGAACCCGTGCTGCTTCGCCAGCGACCGAGAAGCCTCGCCTTCGCTGCCGACCACGGCGATGTCGATCTTGATCTCCTTCGCTAGACGCCTACGCATCCTGCGGTAGTGGTCGAGCACGAGGTCGGTGACCCTCGGCCTCTTCCAGATCGGCATGTCGATCATCAGTTTCATCATGCGTACTGCTCATACAGACGCTTCAGCCAGAGGCCCGTATGCTCCAGGTCATTATCCGCCAGGGCCCATGCCCGGGATTCGTCGCTCATCTTATCTATCTCGGACCCGGGTTGGCCTACAAGGAATTCAATCTGATCTCTAAGCGCGTCTTCGTCGTTTGCGATGAGTAGCGGCCTCTCGCCCCACGGGTCAGGATTGACGCAGTTGGTGACGACTATAGCGCCCAGGAGTGACGCCTCCTTGGCCGTGAGTCCAGACTCGCCAAGAGGCTTTGTTATTCCCTTATGGGTGAACATCATGCACAGCGTCTCAATGACAACATCGCACAGGAGAAGGTCTTTGATGTGTTCGCTCCAGCCCTTGACTCCTCGAGTCACGTACTCGATACCATCTATCTCCCGGGCGACACGAGAGATCTCCGCGGTCCCCTTGGAGGCTGGATTCGTCGGGAAGTGACCCACACGCAGACGGCCGCGGGGCCTTCTCTCCGGCTTCGGGTAGATGCTCGTGTCGATGGGTGTCGAGAAGAATATTTCAGGTTTGCTCGACAAACCAAGAAGATCCGGGGTCTCTATCAGCGACATCACCACGCGGAATTCACTGAGCATGTCGTGCATGATATCTTTGTAGCAGCGGTAGTGCGACCCGCCATGCTGCACGACCACTGGGACATCTCTCTTCGGGAGCCACGGCGGCGGCTTACTGTTCAGCACATGGTATAGGTCCGCTGATTCGACAAACCCCGCAACGCTATCGTCATAGATCACGGCCTGCTCGGGGTAGTTGAACGGGTGATCCTGCGACTTCACGGCCAGGGCATCGACACCAACTCTACGCAGCGCCTTCTCCAGCGTCTTCGAGACGTTGGCGCTGTCACCCACGGCTGCAAGAACTACACGCACACCTACCTCGCTGGACTGCCCATGACGTAACCGTGAGACTCGACATCGTGGGTGACGACGGACCCCGCCCCGATGAACGAATGCTCCCCGATGGCTACCGGGCAGACGAGTGTCGCGTTGGCCCCGATAACGACACCCTTGCCGACCACGGTCTTGTCGTAGACCTCCTTCCTGATCCCTGGAACCGGACGGCGATCGTTCGTGAAGACCACCGAAGGGCCGATGAAGCAATCGTCTCCTAGCGTCACCCCGCTGTAGACCGAGACGTTGTTCTGGATTCTCACGCGGTCGCCTATGACCGCACCCTCCTGAACGAAGCACCCCTGCCCGATCATGACATCCTTCCCGATCTTGGCTCCGCGCTGGATGTGCGTGAAGCGCCAGATGGTCGTGGAATCGTCAATCGACTCTTGGTCCTCGACATCGGCTAACTCATGGATCATGCCACATCCTCATTCCATCGTGATATATCCGAAAGCGTCTCCACAAGCTCGGTGACCGTCTGCAACGACGAGACACGATTACCGACGCCGGCTGCGATCTCCTGGTACGCCCTGCGGTGACCGGCATCTGGGTTGGTCGTCGTGAGGTTCATGCAGAAGTCCTCACCCCAGATCAGTCTCTCCGCGGCACCATCCGTGCCGACTGTCCATTGCACGGTGCATTTCGGGAACTTGATACGGCCCTTGATGATGTTCCCGTGAGTGGACTCCACAGCAGCAGACCTCGGCTTACCGAATAACTGACAGAGAAGGTCGAAGCCGTGGATTCCGATGTTCCACAGAACGCCTCCGCTCTGATCGAACTGCCCCTTCCATGAGTTCTCGTACCACTTACCTCGGGTGGCGACGTAATTCATCTTGGCCCACGGAGCCGATCGCACGGTGTACTTCGAACCCTCGGGGCGAAGCTGCAAGATTGCGTATACGTTCCGCTTGGTGTCATGCTCGATCTTGGCAAGGTCAAACAGTGACGCGCTGGACAGTACGAGCGGCTTCTCGCAGACCACATCGGCATCAGCAACCATCGCAGACACGCAATGATTAAAGTGGAGGTGATTCGGCGTGCAGACGACAACACGGGAAATCTTATGATCCTTGACGTACTTGAAGAACGGCTCGTCAGATCGCAGGAACTCGGCACCGGGGAAGAATCCCTCGATGTAGCCCACGTTGTCGTGCGCGTCGCAGATCGCCTTCACGTCCGCGCCGAGAGAATGGAGCACCTTGACGTGCCTGCGGGCGATGTACCCGGCAGCACCGATGATCGCGTATGTTTCAGACCTTCTTGGCACTGCACGCCTCCGCGATGGCTGCACCGGAAACGAACGGCTTGCCGGTAGGGGGATGCTCGGCTACGGCAGTCTCTCTGCTACAAAGGACGCAGTAGGTGTCGGCCCAACGGTCGTGGTTGCGCCATGAGTTAAGCGCGTGGCCGAGGCCGTCAGCTAGCTGCTCCGCGTCGAGCTTCAGCATACCGAGGCGACCCAGCGGCTCCGTGCCTTCGAACTCATTGATGGGCGTGAGAGGGTCACGACCGGGAGGAGACTCCTTCGGGGGGACGATGGCGGAGGGATGTGCGGCGGACCTGTGCTTGTTCAGCCCGCGTTCGTTCTTGAACGACCTTCCGCAGTCTTCGCACTTCTTCCAACTAAGCATTGATGGCCTCCGGGTTTAGTAGAAACTCACCTACTTGGTGCTTTCTCCTGTTGCGCTGCCTCTGCTTCTTGATGTGGGTGTCGTTGTCGGAGCGACTGTAATAATGATAGAGAGCCTTGTCGATCCTGTGCTGCGTCTCGAGATCCTGGCGCATCTTCCGCGCCTGCACCATGTCGGAACCGCGCCACTTGTCGGGGTACGGGTGCTTCTTCCTAATGTCCGCACGGATCGCCATCAGTTCTCCGGGGTAGCGCCAGAGCAACTTGTTGTCCCAGTCGTCCCGGTACTCATGCTCGAGGCCCCACTTCACCGTGGCGATGAACTCACCGTCGCGGTACATCGCAGAGTCGAACACGATGCAGTCAACGCCGTCGTGCTGCTCGATCGCCTCGACCAGAGACGACACGTAGTCATCCGCTGGGAGGTCGTCGTCACCGATCACCGCGATGTACTTCCCGCGGGCGGCGGCGACGAGGACGTTCCACTTGCAGCCCACCGACATGCGTAGGTTGTCCACGAGGCCCAGGACCTCGACCCCGGCGGAATCGCCTATCTGCGCGTCCAGGTTCTCAACCAGTCGCGGAAGGTACTTCCTGACCGTTCCCGGATAGGAGAGTGTCAGAATGGACAGGTCAATAGGCACAGTATCGGCTCCTGCGGGGGGCTTCGTCATCGTCCCACTGGTCGAGGAACTCATCGGCCATCATCTCGACAGACGGAGAGAATTCCTGTAGAGCCGAATCGGTCAAACGGGCGACCACATCACCGAGGTCGTCAAACTTGTTGGTGTTGCGGCCCTTCGGGAGGGGTCGCCAGCCGCGGTTCTGACCGAGGAGCTTCTCAACGAACTCAGGCGGGCAACTCTCGCAGATGTAGAATCGCTCGTCCCTGGCAAGGTCGGAAAGCGCCTCGAAACGTACATTCTTCGCACCCGACTGGTAGGAGTTCTTGAACTTGATCCAGTTCAGGCCGTTCACGCCGTTGCGCTTCACCGCCTCCCTGGTGTCCTGCTCGTAGTCCACCTGGAGGCCGCCGTAGCACTCGATCCCTACCTTATTGCTGCTCCACTTGTTCATGAAACGGCAGATTTCGTCTAGCCCTGCGCTTCGTCCCCAGGTTTTGCTGAAAGAACCGTCAAGGAGAACTGCGAATTTTCGCTGTCGATCAACGCACCAAGCAATGACAGCAGTCGCCCAGTCGTCCTTGCTTCCATCTCCGCGTTTCTGTTCTCCAATTCCAGTCTGAGACCCAACTTTGGCAGGAGCAGGATCACTGAGGGTGAAGACGGTTCGCTTGACACTCGCAAGCTCCTTGATCGTGATGTAGTGTTCGCACTCCGAGGCGTTCCACGGCTTCTCTCCGGCCGGCGACGGGTCGTTCATCATCTGGAACGCGAAGTCCGATGGCCCCATCTCCTCACGGCGGATCTTAAGTTCCTTCGCCGTGAACAACACCGGGGTACCCTTGTAGTCAGGCGACCCCTCGGTCTCCAGCGCGGCCCTGACACGGCACTTCCACTGCTTCGACTTCAGCCAGTCGCCCGAAACGTCGTCCATGTCCCAACGGGTAGCCTTCGCGAGAATCGTCCCGCCAGGGTTCAATACCGGCAAAACGGTGGTCTTGAACCACCTCTTGACCTTCGGCAACCCGGAGTCCTCGATCGTGTTACGGCCTACGATGTCGTCAGGGTAGATACGATTGACATGCGCCCCGGTGATCTCCGAGTTGGTGGACTTCCCAAGCAACGTCGGCTGCCGGTTGTATGCCGTGCGCTTCACCGTGAACTGATTCATCTTCAGGAATCTCTTGTTCGACGGGTGAGGCATGATTTCGGGTAGCAAACCTCGAAGTTTCTTGTTCTGGAGGAAGTGCGTACCGCACTCCTGAACGATCTTCTGGACCTCGTCATCGACGGCGTGGCAGACCAGGATCGTATCGTTCGGGTCGATCAGGATGTCCTGAATGATCTGACCAATCTCCACCGTGGTCTTGTAGTGCCCACGAGGCCATAGATCGAGGACACGGGAGGCACCCGAAATGCGCTCACAGTCCATCTCGTCCAACATCGGCTTGTGGAACTCTTCGGTGAACAGGTCGTAACCCAGGATCTCCGTACACAGGTACCAAAGCGAAGTCTTGGCCTTTTCGAGCTTCTCCGCACGCTCGTAGGCAGCAAAGGACTTCAACATCGCCGCGGATGGCATCAGGACTCCTTAGTGAGCCAAACTACCGGGGTGGGATTCTCGTATGGATTCGGGCCATTACCACACATCCAGCGACCAGTAGGTGTGTCGTACCATGTGTACTGAGCCACGAAGACATCAAGGATGCGGTCACGTAACTCATGAGACATCTCAGAGTCAGGATCCTTGAACGCCAGAGCCATCAGACCTTTCCCCTCTTCCTGGCTACCTTCGCACTGATCCGACCTAGCTTCTTGGAAAACTTGCGGGAACGCTTATCACCACGGGCACGGGTCTCGGCTACCGTCTCACCCCTACGAGCCTTCACGCGCACGTAATCACCAGTGGTGAACGCAGCCTTCGCTGCCTGCGGAGGAGTCAGTCGGGTCAGTTTGCCGGTCGTGGCACTCTTCCGTATCGTAGGCACCACCGCGACATCCGTTCGGCCCTTGCGACCCTTCACGTCGAACGTAGCCGACCGCACCGAAGACCTCGTACCGTCAGGATTGGCAATCCCGCCCGTACCAGATCTCGCACCCGCCAACGCACGCTTGCCAAACGTCGTGTGCTTGAACTTCTTGCGGCCGATGCGCTTGGCCTTGGATGCACTCCGTGCCACTACACCTTCCCCTTCTTACGACCCTTGTGCTTGTTGACGGTGCGAAGAAACTTCTTCTCTGCGGTGACTAACTGGCTCTTTTTCATGTTGATGTGCGCTTGGATACCCTGCGATCTTGCGAACTTCAGTTCCTCACGCTTCTTACGTAGTACACGCCGAGCATGAACGACGGCATCATCAAACGCAGCCCTGACTTTCACTTTAGTAGCCATCAGACCTTCCCCTTCTTACGACCCAAGACGCGGTTGTTCTCTCGCAAAAACTGCTTGTTCAGAATGTCCAGATCAGCCGTGTGCTGCTTCACCGCCTTCACGTCACCACGACGCCTAGCATCAGCACGCATCTTACGGGTCGAACTCAAACTGTTGCGGATGAACTTGATACCCGCGTGGGTCTTGCGGTCGGGACGGGCAACCCGAGGACGTGCAGGACGCTTCCTTGCAGTCGGCATCACTTCTTACTCTTCACTTTGCCACGGTACGACTTCTCGTACCCCTCAGTGCCGTAGAGAGTGCCGCCTAGGGGACCAGATTGGACCCCTTTATTGAGGAGTGCGCGTTTCTTCGCGTGGGCCTTCCCCGCAGCAGTCTTTGCGTACTTCGCCTCGACCGATCGCGCTGCACGACCCTGACGCTCACCAAGACGGGCCTCGTCACGGGCGTAGGAGTTGATGAGCTTCTGACGGCCCAGCGACTTGGCCTGAGCCTCACTCATCAGCGTGAGACCGGAACCCATCTTCTGCTTCGACCCACCACGAGCAGCGGTGGCCTTCAGGGTGCGAATGGGCTTTCTTGTGACACGACCAGCCTTCTTCTTGGCTACTTTTCTCGGCATCACTTCACCTTCTTGCGGCGGATCGTACCACCCTCGTCCAACAACACGTTCTCCTGATTCTGACGGTCCTGGAACTGCTTCCTGGTAGGAGGAGGGGTACGCTTCATGCGGGCATGGAAAGCCGCAACCGTCTCGCCTACCTTCCTCACACCTCGCTTCACAGCACGATTGAACGGATCGTTGGCCCCAGAAGTAGTCTTCGGGGTACCTCGCACCAATCGCTTCTTCTTACCAGGGGCATGGAGGGGTGTCCCAGTCTTCAAAGCATAGGCCCGAGCTATACTCTTGGACCTCGTTCCGGTCTTCTTGGCCGCCATCAGCTACTCCTTGCAGATCAAGCAGTTCGCTACCGTGCAACCTCGTATTGGCCCATCAGGAAGTCCCGCGGATGATTCGCTGGTACATGTTGGAGGCAATACGAGACCAGTATTCCTTCTCGGTTAGGAGTTCCTGAGTGATTGGATCGTAGAAGTCCTTGGAGACGGTATCTAATCCCGAATCTACCTGAAATTTCCGGGAGGGATCTAATGAATAGTCTTGGGTGCGGGATGGGGCCATCCCCCCCGGGCTACCTGGGTCCTCAGTCACGGCCTCTCCTCTCCAGCCTTGCAAGCATCCCACCCTTTCCGAGTAGCAAGCAGCAAGGCACGGTCAAGGAACGCAGCGAACCTGTTGGGTGTCTCAGTGTCCTCTGTCCCGATACCCAAGTCAACTGCCAGCCGTTCCGCTTCGAACGCAACCTTGACTAGCCCACCCACTTCAATCGGGGTGAGTTCTTGACTCGCAGTGTCCTCTAGTTTGGATAGCAGTTTGCGCCGGGCCGACTGGATCTTACGTAGATCGCCCCGGGCTTTATCCAGGTGTCGCGCTTTCCTACGCTCCACGGCCTTTTCAACGTCCGGAAGGGTCAAGATCTCATGGGCCGCTTGTTTGGACACCCCGAGTCTCCGCGCAACCTCTGATTGATTCCCGTTAACCTCAGGCATAGCAGCAGTTACGACGTATCGCTGCCTTGTAGGTGTCAACCCTTGTAGCTCCGGGCTCATGATCTAACTTCTATCATGCTCTTACGGGTTAGGTCAAGGGGAACACTGGACAAAGAAAAAAAAGGCAAAAAAAAGAAATGCTTACAGGAGATCCCGTCACTGTGTTCCGGGTAGGGAAGGGAAGGCTACACCTGTTTTCGAAGAAACTTTCAACTCTTTTCGAATAGGTTGCAACTGCGAGGTTTTTTCCGCAATGTTTCTCTTGACTAACATTCTGGCCCATGCATCTATCTGACAGTTTCCCGCTGTCCCGTGGATTCCCTGAAGAGTCTACTTGACTCCTAGGCTAGCGTACCGTAGATTAGAGGCGTGTCAGACAAAACAGCTGGATCGACTAACCCAACGGAGGATAGGAACATGAAAACCAAAAAGACGGTTTGCCCCAATTGCAAGCAGTGGCAAGACCCCGATTGCCTCAATGAGTGCATCAAGCGGGGTTTCGCCCCTGACCCGGCTGGGTATCGGCCGTCGAATTACGGCGGGTGCACCGCCCAATGCGGGTGCCATGTTGGTCGCCACTGCGATTGCACCCCGCCAGCCACACTGGCCGGGGACAACATCTAAACGGAGGATAGGACCATGAAAGACAAGCTCTACAGAAAGCTAGCAATCGCGATTGACGCCCGCACCCGATGCGACGACAACCGGCATTCCGAATGTGAGCAAATCTGGTGCTCTCGCATCGAAAAGGTCGCAAAAGACAAGCTCCCTAGCGGGTCCGGTTTCGACAATGGGACCACGGTTGACCTTGACCGTTCCACGGGCGAATTGCTCGTTCTTGATACCTCGTTCCATCATATGAACGAAAACGGATACTACGACGGCTGGACGGAGCATACCGTCCGTGTTCGCCCGTCTCTGATCCACGGTACCACCATGACCGTATCGGGCCAGAACAGGAACGATATCAAAGACTACATCGTGGAATGCCTCGATTCGATCCTGAACGAACAGTACGAATGGGATCCCGAATGACCAACCACCGTCAAGACTACCGGCGCAAGGCCGACCGGGAGCTTACCGCTACCCGCGCTGAGGCTGTCCGCCTTCTAAACGAACAGTCCAGGATCCTACGGACAATGTATTGCTATCTGCGGGATCGCGAGGGGCTGATAATCCAGCTAGAACAGCAAATTTCCGAATTGAAACGGAGGGCAACATGAACAGCAAAGAAAAGGCCGATCTCGACCGGCACATTACCGGCAATCACGGTGAGGACTCCGTGCACCCGGACCCGGTTGGCTGCGATCAGTGCGAAGTCGCCACAATATGCGGGACTGCGTGCCATGAAACCGGGTGCCCTAACTCGTGGAAAAGTCCCATTACCGGGAAGGGCTATCCCGCGCCTTGCTGGGAATGTGGATGCAACTTCATCCCGGAAGAACGCCCGCACAAGTATTCCGTCTGCCAGGGGTGCATTGAGGGAATGGAATTCGACCACGAAGATTCGTACCAGTCGAGCGAAACGATCGATCCGAATTGAAACGGGGGGCATCATGAGCTACGGACGAAAAGAGTATGCGAAACCCTACGGAAACAGTGCGCTGCGGGCCGCCACCAGCCGCAACCCTCGAAACCTACCCTGCCCTACGTGCAAGGAACCGGACCGGCTCACTCCCGCCGACAAGGCCAAGGGCTATCAGTGCGATAGCTGCGCGAACGCCGAAGAGGGGTGCTTCTAGCTTAACCGTACCGTAAAGGTACAGAACGGAGGATGATATGAGTGAGACAAAGGGATTGCTACTCCAGAAACAGGCACTCGAAACCATGCGGACGGCCAGCACCGAAGATCCGCGATATTCCCTCAATGGAATTCTGATCGAACCGGATGGGTCCACGGTGGGGACTGACGGCCATATTCTCCACAAGTACACTCCGGGAAAGGCACCGGCAGAGTTCCCGCCAATCGAAGGGGTCGAGCTTGACGGGCCGGAAGCCGATCCCTTCATTCTCCCGCTTGACGCTTGCAAGGCGCTGAAAAAGGCGTTCCCAGCCAAGAGTGCCAAGACTCTCCCGATACTGAGGGAATACGCGGCCGTGGATACCGCGCAAACCAATGCGAACGGGAACGCGGTGATTGCAGTCACCGACCTAGAGAACCCTACCGTGTTCCGGCCGAAGAAAATAGACGGAGCTTTCCCGACTTACGAGAACGTAGTCCCGAAGTACGAGACTCCCGCGATCGGGATTGATCCCAAGCTGCTCAAACGCCTTTGCGAAACCTGGATCGCCCAAGGATTCGAGACGGTGGCGATGCAGACGGCCGATACCGAAACCGAGCAGAAGCCTATCCGATTTGACGCGAAGTGCGCGGCCGGTACTTGTACCTCGGTTTTGATGCCCAAGATCCTGAAATAGCCCAAAGTGCCAAAACGGCACGCCCACAATGCCCCGTATGGGCCTATCTCATGCGGGGCAATACAAACGGACCTAGCAAAACGGAGGATTAAAATGAAACAGGACGACGAAACCACAGTTGAAGAGGCCGAGAGAATCTGCCGCAAGCACTACTGGGACCATATCCGCAGCATGGCCGAAGAGGCCGTGGACGATTCTGACGACGAAGAAGAGCTTGATACCTGGATCCACCAAACGGTGGACGGACAGTGCTGCTACAACCACAGGAACCTCGATACGCTCCGGTTTACGGACAACGATGCGGCCTGGGAAGATATGGGCGAACTGCCCGGGGACCACTGGCAAGCACTCGCCACAATGGCCTACTGGGCTATGTACACCGATGTGATGGACTTCGCCCGGGGTGCCATGGAGGAGAAGATCGAGAAGGCGGAGGAGGCCGAAAGTGCCTAGACAAAATCGCATCCAGGTTTATCTCTCGGATGAGACGCTGGCGAACGTAAAGGCCGACATGGCGAGAAGAGGCCACACCAGCGTGACCGAATATGCCCGGGTCGCGTTGTCCTATTACGCGGCACCGCCAGCCACGGAGGCTTTGACCCACGCCAGACCACAGGGGACGGAGTGCGCCCACCAGGGGTGTACTGCGGCCCGGCAGACTGGATCCCTGAACTGCATGGAGCACTACGATCGCAGGGTCAGGTATTACGAATCGGAGGGAATGACCCGTTCCGACGCTCAGGGGGTTGTTGACGCGGAGGACCTGAAAGCTGCCCGCTAACCCACACCCCCGGGATTCACCGTCCCGGGGGCTTCCTTCCATGCGCCGCGTAGGTCGCCGCCCGCTCTCCGCGCCTGAACCAGACTACGGCACCCAGTATGTACCCAGCGCCTACGCCGACGAGAAACGTGAGCCATTCCATCTCTTAACCCCTCCCGCGCCGAGCCCGGATGAGTTTACGGATGCCTTTGTCAAGTTCCCAGATCCGGCCCCCGATCCAGCCGAAGAGGAACGCAAAGCCAACATGGAGCCAATACTCAGGAATGCCTAACTCGTACACGGTTTACCCCTCCCGACGCCCGGAGCGCCCCCAGGTTAGCTTTGCGCGGCACCGTCCCCACCACTCAAGACTCCCTCTTCCCATTCGTTCTCGTCCCTTGAGGCCGGAGAGAAGGGGTCCGTGTCCACATCATCATCGTAGGAGTCGTCCGCAGCCGCAGCCAGCGCCCAGTCCTTGACCCCATCGGGGTGAGGCGGCAACGCTGGCCTCTCCTCGGCCCCCTCACCATGCAGCCCGATGAGACGTTTCGGTACGTCTAACCTCTTCCGGCTTGGCTCAAACCCCTGCCACGCCTCAAGGAACCTTTTTTGCTGCCAGCTCTCGGACTGGGTTGGGCGGCAGACCGCTTGCCACCCACCCATCGCCTGCACGGCTTTGACCGTCACGGGATCTTCAAAGCTGGGGGAACCGTAGGCTCCGATGTGGGAAACCTTGTTCTGGACCACTTCCCATTGTTCCATCGCCTGCGTCTCGGTAGAACCCAGCGCCAACTCGATGATGTGCTTCGGCTTGGGGAACCACTCCCCCTTGTCCATATGCTTGGCGCAGGCGTCCTCGAATTGCTGGTAGGTCAGTTTGGGTGCCAGCCTATTCCAGTAGAGGGTAATCACGCTATCGCACAGGTTGAGGGGGAATATCTCAGCCAAAGCAGCCAGACACCTCCCGAAACCTTCTTTGTCGGCGGGGGTCATGATTCGACTACCATCGGCCCCAGCCAAGCCACCCTGCTGATACTGTCCCGGCGCATCTCGTCGGACTCCCAGCACTTGATGTGCATGAACTCTGGGTCAGGCGGCTCCGTGTCGTACTGCGACCCATACGAGACCCACGTAACGTGGGGGGACCACGGGACAAACTTCCCGCAGGCGTAGCAGTTCGGGTTCACTCCCCCTCCAGTTCATCGATGAGGTTGTCCAGCCCTCCGCACTCCAGGTCATCCAGCACGTTCCTGTCGAAGTCCCGCAGCCACGGCTCCGCCCTCCGCGCCCAGCCCTCCAGCCACTCAAGCTCGGTGGGGGCGGCGGCGATTAGGGCACCGTCTCCGGTATCCATTACGTCGCATATGGCGTACTCTTCGTGCATCACAAAGTAGGAGTCTGCCTTGCTTATCTCCCACGGCCCCGGAGTCGCCTCTTCCCGTAGCTTCTTGATCCTGTCGAGTCGTTTCATCCTGACTTCTCCACGATATGCCGGTTGCTCTCGAAAACGGCAGCAGCAAACCCCTCGGGGGTGGCCGACCTGACCGCCTGCCTGTCGGGACCAGGCGACAGGGTGTGCATCTTGCTCCCCTCCGATGGGACCACCGGGGTGATAGGGGGCATGGCGAACCCACCCCCGACCCAGCAGCATGTCTTCTTCGTGTACGGGTCGCCGTAGTCGGAGGGGTTGAACAGGTAGTCAGGTCTGCGCCAGAGCGTCCCCAGCCTGCCCACGGGGTTCTCCAGCATCCACGGGCACCCGTACCACTCGCAGAGCCTCCGCGCCGCCTCGATCAGTTCCAGCGCATCGATCAGAGCCTGGAGTCCCTTGCGCTTCCAGTCCCTGGCCCCACTCACGGCGAGATGGGTGCAGGGAGGGAACGCGAAGATGATCGATGGGAGAGGTAGGTCGGTCGGGGTCATCACCCGCACATCGCCCCACCTGTACGTGATCCTGCCCTCTACCCTATCGGCCCTGATGCTGTGCTTCGTGTCGATACACAGGCATTCGTGCCCCGCGTCAGCCCACGGCTTGACCATGTTGCCCGTGTAGTCGAACAGGGACAGGATCATCCACTCCTCTCCAGCCAACCCTTGATTGTGGTTACGTTCGACCGTCCCGTGGGGCTGAGAGGGTCGGCCTTGACCTCGGGTGGGTTCTCGGAGAAGTCTCGCTGGTTCATCCACACCTGCATCCCGGGAACGAACTTCCCGCCTTGCTTGGTCCAGTCGTCCCCACGGGAGCAGACCTCTATCCACCGTAGGACGTTCTCGATGTTGTCCTCTAGCTTGTCCCGCTTCCAGACCTTGAGTGCGAGTTTCCGGGTGCTTCGGTATTCCCAGTGTGGATAGGCTTCCCACGCTTGCTCGAAACCGGGGGGGTAGGTGGTCATTTCTCTTTTCCACCGGATAGCAGCATCGCCATCCCCTCGATCCTATTGACTATTACGCGGCTCATTAGGACGCCCTTGGCCGCGCCGTTCGATGCGTTGAGCGCAGCCACCTGTGCGCTGACTTGCTTGTGGAACCCGTCAGTGTAGAGGTTCCTAGTCTGTGCGCTGATCTTCTTCGCTAGGGCTTGGGCCGATTTCGCGTTCTCCAGCAGAAGGCCCTCTGTCGTCTCTATCGCCTTGTCCATCGTTACTCCGTTTAAGCGCGTCCGTTATCACACGGCGGGCTAGGTAGAAATTGGAAAGGGCACCAGAGACTACTGGAGAGTAACCTCTCTTGAGTAGGCTCCGGTACTTCTTGTCCTCGGAGAAAAGGTCGTACTGTCTGATGCGTCTCATCGTTTCGTGATGTGCAGCAATGTCATAGCTTGTCTCGTCGTGCCGTTGCGTAACATGCTGTGGCGTAACATCCTGTCCCGTCTCATCGGCTCGTAAAGTGATGTGACGTCCCTTGCTGTCGTGTGCTGTCTCATCGGTACGTCCTATCAGAGGCTATAGCGGCTGGTCATGTCACAACGTCTCGTACTCGACAACATCGAACTTCCCGTACCCCTGCGACCGGCAGGCCCCGATTCCGTTGTCCTGCATCATCGCCAGCATTCTTCGGATCTGCTCATCAGTGATGACGTTCTTTCCGTTTAGGCCCTTGACGACGATATCGAACTCAACCCCAATCGCGTAGTCCACGTTCCTGACAATCGACCTTGGCCCCCTTGCCGTCATGACTGTCCCAAACATACGCTCAGTGCCATCTGGATCGGTCTTCCCGATATAGATAACATCAGGCTCAACGAAGAAAGCATGTTGGAAATACTGCCTTCCTGGGCAGTTGGCCTTCGTGTATTCAAACAGTGTCGCAGCCTCCTTGAATGCAGCCTTAACCTGCCGCGCCTCGATATAGAGGCCGGTATCGTCCCTCTTGAATGTTGTCGCACCAACGTCAGCCAACTCGTCAGTTGGTACCTCATCCATCAACTTCTCGGTCAGTTCCTCTTTGTCCTTGTCCGTCTCGGACACCGCAGCCGCAAACCTCTCGATGTCTCCTGGGTCTTTTGGCATGGAACCCAGTAACTTGTCACGCAGTTTGATCCTGACTCGCCAGCGGGTGTAGACATCTGGAAGTCCTACGGCCTTTGGCTTCATCTTGGTCACAGCTTTCATGTTTCCCTCCGTTTATTCATCTCTCCAACTCCAGAAAGATCTCAACCCTCGGCTGACTCTGCTCCCCTTCCGTATCGTGGATCTGGACGGGCATGTGGGTCAGGGCGCGATCGTCGGCTATCAACCCAGCCCCGATGCCCTTGCCCTTCGGCACCTGCATCCCGTCGAACGCCGCCTTGAGACTTGAGAGCAAATTATCGCGGTCCCTGCTGCTCCGCTTGTCGGTCGGGAAGAACGTCGCGGTGACGGTAGCCCTCGCGAACGGCATTGCATCCCTGAACGCCTTGAGTTCCATCTCGGCGTACTGTTCCATGATCGCCTGCTTCACCATGATCTTGGCCTCGTGGCGATAGTCAGCGGTCGCCCTTGTCCTGGGCCAGTGGCTCCTGCTGCGGTAATTCGGACTCAACTCTTTCGGCGGCAACCCTAGCGTCACTAGCAGTTCGGCTTTCATCGGTCGAGGATGTCCGCAAGGCGGGACACAAGGACGGCCAACTGGTTCTCGCCTACCTGGCAGTACCCGTTCTGCGGGGCGCACGGGTTGGACGTATCCCCGGGCTTCTCGCCTAACTCGACGCAGAGCAGGGCCCCATCTTTGTAGTGCGCCCTGATGCGGACATCTCTACTTTCAGGGAGATCGGCACTTGGCTCACTATCGCCAAAGTCCTGCTCGATAACCGACTCCGAGACTGACCACACGTTCCATTTCAACTTAGTCACTCTCTCCCCCTTGTAGCCTTGGTCGGTGTGTGCGGTTGGGAGGGGAACAGCCTCCCAAACGGGACTGTAGCCTCGACCCACTCGTTCTGAGAAAACCTCTTGACCACGATCAGATCCCCCTCCTTGCGGACCACCCGTACCCGCTGCCACTGAGGGTTCGCGGCCGTGCCGAATCGAAGGCTGGCCGCAACTCCCGGCTTGACCCACGGGAGAACAGCCGTCCCACCTCGGGACTTGGAAGTCCTTGGTACCAGATGGGGTCGTATGGAGTTGAACGTCACTACCTCTCCATGTAGAAATCGAACGATTCCGTCCCGCTCACCAGCGGCGAATTCCTGACGAGTCTGTAGCCCCGGGGCCTCTCGCCGCCGAGCCGCACGATCACCACGCGGACCTTCCGCAGCGGCTTGTTGGGGTTGCCGTCCGCCCACATCGTCGGGACGTGCCCGGTCCAGCCCACGCGGTGGTTGTTGGACCCCTCGGGGAACTCCACGTCGGCCCAGGGGCCTGCGATGGTCATTGAGGTTCTGTGTACGGTCCTGCTCATGGTTGCTCCTTTGTAAATTGAATTCTCACCCCGACATCGCCCTCGACCTCGACCTCGCCCTCGAGCCCGAGCCCGAATTCGACCTCGACCACGACCTCGGCCACCCGCTCCTTCAGTTTGGCGATATCCTCGCTGCACTCGTCGCTGGACTTCTGTAGCTCCGACGCCAACCGTTCCGCCTCTTCCTTGGCGC